CGAGCAGGCAAAGCCTCCGGCAAGCAGTTCGTAGCGCAACCCAAGGCCATCGCTAAGAAGACCGCGAGATTCAGATGACAACTTCAGGCGTAGCTGCGTTTGACCTCGACCTCAATGAGATCGTCGAGGAAGCCTTTGAGCGTGCCGGTGGCGAGATGCGCACCGGCTACGACTTGCGCACGGCCCGTCGCAGCCTGAATCTGTTGTTTGCCGACTGGGGCAATCGAGGCGTGAACATGTGGACGTTCGAGCAGAACGTCATCACTTTGGCTACTGGTCAGCCGACTTATGCGCTGCCGGACGACACGGTGGATTTGCTTGACCACGTCATCCGCACCAACGCCAACGTCCCCAACAACCAAGCCGACCTGACCATCACCCGGATCAGCGTCAGCACCTACGCCACGATCCCCAACAAGCTGATCACAGGCCGACCCATTCAGGTTTGGATTCAGAAGCTGTCGGGGCAGGACTCCGTGCTTGCCGGAACGCTGCAGGCCACCATACTGGACAACACCACGTCCATTCCAATTACCTCTTTGGCTGGCGTCCCGAACGCAGGCTTCATCAAGATCGGCAGCGAACTGATTGCGTTCAACGAGGTGCAGCCCGCTAGTGGCGGCAACCCAGCGTTGCTGCTGAACTGCGCCCGTGGCCAGGGCGGCACGACTGCCGTGGGGCACTCGTCTGGCTCGGCCATCATCCTGTCGCAGAAGAACAGCATTACCGTCTGGCCAACGCCCAATCCGGGCACGACCTACCAGTTCGTGTACTGGCGCCTGCGCCGCCTGCAGGACGCCGGTGGTGGCGTCAAGACGATGGACGTGCCGTTCCGCTTCTTGCCCTGCCTTGTGGCCGGTCTGGCGTACTACATCGCGCTGAAGGTGCCTGATGGGCTGCAGCGCCTGGACATTCTGAAGCAGCAGTACGACGAGGCTTGGCAGACTGCTGCAGGCGAGGATCAAGAGAAGGCAGCGGTGCGGTTCGTGCCCCGGCAGATGTACATCGGGAGCGGCACCTAAATGGGTAACCGGTTCGCGTCAGGCAAAAATGCGATTGCGCAGTGTGACCGCTGCGACTTTCGGTTCAAGCTCACGCAACTGCGCAAGGAAGTCATCAAGACCAAGACCTACAACCTCTTGGTCTGCCCGGTCTGCTGGGATCCCGACCAACCGCAGTTGCAGTTGGGCATGTACCCGGTCGATGACCCGCAAGGCTTGCGCGAACCGCGTCCTGATTTGAGTTACGTGCAGTCGGGCAACACGGGTCTGCAGGTTGTGGACACCACGGCAACCACGCAGGATGCGGTGGGTTTCCCGAGTGAGGGCAGTCGGGACTTCCAGTGGGGCTGGAATCCAGTTGGTGGTTCTCGCGGTCCCGATGCTGGGCTGACACCCAATAACCTTGTATTAACCATCCAAATTGGTACAGTCACAGTTGTGACGGCATAGGAGCGAAAAATGGCAAGCGTCAAGGAAATGCTGAAGAAGCACATGGCTAAGGGCGCTGGTGCGCATCCTGATGCCAACGTCAAGAAAATGCGCGCTGGTGGCAAGACCAACAGCGACATGCTCAAGATGGGTCGTGGTCTGGCCAAGGTCGCCAACCAGATGAACCCTGGCCGCAAGCAGAAAGGTGTCTGACATGGCAACCTACAAGACCCCCAAGCCGGTGGCCACACCGGTTGTTGGCGCCGACGACATCAAGAAGGCGCTGCGCATGGACGTGTCCGTGGCCAACATGCACTCCAACGAGTACAAGGGCACGAAGACTGACGGCATCAAAATCCGTGGCACCGGCTGCGCTACCAAAGGTACGATGGCCAGGGGGCCGATGGGCTGATTTGGGAATTTTTGGCGGGAAGTCCAAAAAGTGAACTACACGCAACTCAGCAACGCCATCCAGGCGTATACCGAAAACCCGAGCAGCGATTTCGTTGCTCAGATACCCGTTTTCGTCCAACAAGCTGAGCAGCGCATCTACAACACGGTTCAGTTCCCGTCTTTGCGCAAGAACATGACGGGTGTTGTCTCAAACGGCAACAAGTATCTGGCTGCGCCCGACGACTTTCTTTCCGTCTATTCTTTGGCCGTTATCACGGACGTAACGGGCGGGAACTTGAATACGGGCACGTACGAGTACCTGCTGAACAAGGACGTGAACTTCATTCGGCAGGCGTACCCGACGCCGCAAGATGCGGGTGTGCCGCGTTACTACGCGCTCTTCGGCCCGACAGTGGCTGGCGCGACGATCACGAACGAGTTGACGTTCATCCTTGGCCCGACACCTGACGCCAACTACAACGTCGAGCTTCACTATTACTACTACCCGCAGTCCATCGTGACGGCGGGTACGTCTTGGTTGGGCGACAACTTCGACACGGTGTTGTTGTACGGCTCGTTGGTCGAGGCTTACACCTACATGAAAGGTGAGCAGGACATGATGGGCATGTACAACCAGAAGTACATGGAAGCCCTGCAATTGGCCAAGCGTCTGGGTGATGGTCTGGAGCGCAGCGATGCGTACCGCAGCGGACAAGCGCGTGTGGCGCCGCTTCCTCAGAATAGAGGTGTCCAGTAATGCCCATCGAGCAGGGTGCGACCAATCAGTTCAAGGTGGGCATGGCCTCGGGCCAGTTCAACTTCAGCACTGACACGTTCAAGATGGCGCTCTATACGGGTGGGGCCAGTATTGGGCCGACCACGTCTGCATACACGACGGCAAGCGAAGTTCCTGCTGGTGGCGGCTATACCACGGGTGGTGAGATCGTCACGGTTTCTGTGGCACCCACCACGGGTCCGAACCCCAGCAACACGGTTGCCTACCTGTCATTCAACAACGTGACGTGGAACCCGGCGGCGTTTACCTGCCGGGGGGCCATCATCTACAAGGTGGGTAGCGGGAACCCAACCGTCTGCGTTCTTGATTTTGGTGGGGACAAAACCGCCACCACGTCTTTCCAAGTGCAGTTCCCGACTGCCGATAGTACCAACGCAATCATAAGGATTACTTGAATGGGCACGATTTTCACCACCAAGGGCGACATGGAGGAATCCCTCCTTGAAAAGAAGGAAGGAGTCGTTGACAATGACAACGAATACACGACTTGGGTCGAGTATTGGCACGAGGGCGAACTCGTGCATCGGTCTGTGCATGTCACACTGAAGAAGATGCCCACTTTTGCAGGCGCGGAAGCCGCGTCATTTGGTTAATCAAAGGAGCCTGAAATGCCCAATACCCAATCAATGTGCACCTCGTTTCTTGGCGAAGTGCTGACCGCTACCCACAACTTCGGTACTGCCCCGATTCGTGCTGCCGGTACGGCAGACACGTTCAAGGCCGCGCTGTTCCTGGCCTCGGCCACGGTCAACGCGAGCACCACGGCGTACAGCACCACGGGCGAGGTGACCGGTACCAACTACACCGCAGGTGGTGTGACGGTGACCAACGCAACGGCCCCGTTGTCGAGCAATACTTCTGCTACGGCAGGTACGGCCTACTGGACTCCTTCGGCTTCGATCACGTACACCAACGTGACCCTGGCAACGGCGTTCGACGCGGTGTTGATCTACAACTCTACTCAGAGCAACAAGGCTGTCAGCGTGCACACCTTCGGTTCACAGACTGTGACCGCAGGCACGTTCACTCTGACGATGCCTTCCAACACCACCTCGACTGCTCTGCTGCGTCTGGCAACGACTTAATCCGACTCTAGTAAAGGAGTCGGAAGGTGCCTACCGCATGGGGTAGTGGCACCTGGGGTAGCAGCACTTGGGGTGGCCTTGGGGAAACCCTAACGGGTGTTGCTGCCTCCGGTGCGGTTGGTTCTGTAGGGCGTTCGGTTACCGTCGCCCTATCGGGCGTTGCTGCCTCCGCCACAACCGGTAACGAGACACCTTCTACAACCGTCGCTTTGACGGGAGTCTCTGCTGCGGGAGCAGTGGGGACGGTCGCTGTTGGCGCTCGCAGTTTTGCGCTCACGGGCGTCGCTGCGTCTGGTAATGTTGGTAGCGTAACTGAGACTAATAGTAGACCCGAGGACAGTGTTCTTGCCTCGGGCTTTGTAGGCTCGGTTGCGTCTTCTCGCACGGTCGCCCTGACTGGGAGGTCTGCGACTGGCGCAGTTGGTTCTGTAGCAGTTGGCGCACGCAGCATTGCGCTCACGGGGGTTTCTGCTTCTGGGGTTGTAGGCAGCGTTGCTGATTCCACCTCGGTTGCGCTTACCGGTGTCACAGCCGAAGGCGTTCTAGACGACGTTGACCCATTCCCCTTCCCGCTGATTTCTGGCCTTCATGCGGATGGCTATGCTGGCACGGTTGGCAACTCTCGTACCGTAGCAATCAGCGGAGTTGTTGCGTCTGGCGCTGTAGGCACGATGAGCCCCATCGTTAGCCAGAACGCAGACATCACAGGTGTCCAGGCTAATGGCGCAGTTGGCACCATCTCGATGGGCGCTCGCACAGTGGCGCTTACGGGCGTCGGTGCATCTGGTCAGGTCGGTACGGTAACGGAAACCAACAGTCCTACGGAAGATGGCGTTATTGCTTTTGGTTCTGTGGGTACGATGGGTGTCGGCCCGCACATCTTCGCTCTTACCGGCGACGAGGCCCAAGGCACGGTCGGAACGGCCACTCCCAGTATTACCCTTGCGCTTACCGGCGTTGCGGCTACGGGCACGGCGGGCACCGCCTCGGTTGGCCCGCGTAGTTTTGCGCTCACGGGTGTGTCCGCCAGTGGCCTGCTCAACAACGTAACTACCAGCCGGACGACTGGGGTCACGGGCGTCAGCGCCGCCGCAGCGGTAGGCACTGTTGTCGCCTCTGACACTCGGGACGAGGACAGCGTTCTTGCCACCGGCTCTGTTGGCTCGGTGGGGGCTACGACTTCGGCGGCACTGACCAGTGTTACCGCCTCTGGCGCGGTTGGTACAGTTTCTGTTGCTGAGCGGCAGATTCCCCTGACTGGGGACGACGCTTCTGGCGTGGTGGCTTCGGTCACTACTTCTCGGGTTGTGGCCCTGACGGGTGTCACGGCGGCTGGGGCGGCGGGGTTGATTTCCCCTGCCGGTCAGCAAGCCCTTAGCGGTGTTTCTGCGGCAGGCGCGGTTGGTGATGTCACGGAAACCAATAGCCCCACCGAAGACGGTGTGGTTGCCATCGGCCAAGTAGGCACTCCGGGGGTAGACGTAACGGTTGCGCTGACCGGGGTTTCTGCCTCCGGCGTCCCCGGTGACGTCATATTCAATAAGATTGTGGCACTGACTGGTGTCGCGGCTTCGGGCGCGGTTGGCAGCGTCAGCATAGGCGAACGCCTAGTGGCAGTCACCGGTTGTCAGGCGATGGGTAATGTCGGAAACTTCGGGGTGTTCTACTGGAGTTTGATCGACGATGCTC